AGCAAAACATGATGTTCTCCTTGAGGATTTTGTTTATCTGAATCAGGCGCTTGTCAGATTTGTATGAATTTGCATAACAAAAGCTTGTGTTGCTGAGCGGTTAGTTTGGAAAAACATCCTGACGCGCTCCTGTGTTTTGATGGCAGGCTCAAGGTACGCAAGGAGCAGTTCCGGCGTTTGTGTATCAGCGAATATGCTGGATACATTGTCCTTTTCCATTTCACTCGCAACAGCGTTGGCAAATGAAATCACATCAGCGTAAGTAACACCAATTTCATTGGCGAGCATTTCTGCGGTTGCGTTTGTCATGATATTCTCCGATGTGTTGTGTGCTGCTATGACTTCATTATATACAAGTGAATTTAATATTCAAGCAGTTTTTAATTAAATTTAATAAAATAATTGGAGACAATAATGTCAACCTGGCTTGGGGCAATTTTATGAGCGCATGTGCTGCAGCCAATCAATGTATTGGTTGTGTGAACCCAAGCGAATGCGCGCCGCATGGTTGCGCAAAGCGCCCACATGTAGGATTGCCGCAATATGGCGTTTATACGCCTCCCGCGCAAACAGGTTGGATTTGCCCAAAATGCACTAGGGTTTATTCGCCTGTTATACCTTCATGCGCAGCTTGCAATGCTGCCATCACTATAAAGTCGGCTACTGGCGCCACAGGCTATTAACAGAGAGTGGCGATGACCACAAAATAATATGGGGCGTAAATCATCGCTGACAGAAAAGCAATGGTCAGAGATTGGCAAGCGCCTATTGCAAAATGAGTCAGCAAGATCACTGGCCCGTGAATTTGGAACATCTGAAGCTTCAGTGCGACGCAAATTTCCGTCGCAAAGAAAAGATGTAAAAACCGTTGCGAATCAAATAGTTGCGGCAGAGGCTGCATTTAGGCAATTACCAATTTCGTCGCAAATCGACGCACTCAACCTAGTTGATGAGCTTAAGGCAATCTCAACCCATTTGGCTAGTGCCGGCAAATACGGCGCAGCGACAGCACACCGCCTTATGGGCATCGCACATAACAAGGTTGCTGAAATTGATGATGCTCAGCCGCTTGATGAGGAAAGTATCAAATCCTTAAAGGGCATCGCAGTTCTAACGCGAATGGCAAATGAGTCTAGTGAGATTGGCATTAATCTCCTGCGCGCCAATAAGGAAGTTGAAGCCAACACAAATGAGGTCAAAATCATTGGCGGATTGCCAGACTAAAACAGAATAGGATTTCGGCATGGTTGATATAGTGCTACCCGTTCTGCATTCTGGTCAGGCAGAGATTTATAAGAATCGCGGCCGGTTCAATGCAGTACGTTGTGGCCGACGATTCGGCAAGACGCAATTGCTCATTACGCTGGCCGCTGATGGCGCCGCGAAGGGTAGAAAGATTGGAATATTCACACCAGAGCATAAACAGCTTCTGGAGCCATTTGATGAAATTGTCCAGATCCTTAATCCTATTAAACGTCGATCTAGCAAGGTTGACGGAGAGATTCGGACTACGACAGGCGGACTAGTTGATTTCTGGCATGTGAATGATAATCTTCTCGCTGGGCGCGGGCGTGAATATGATTCTGTATTGGTAGATGAGGCAGCCTTTGCTAAAAATGGGCAAATGAAACAAATCTGGGAGCGAGCTATTAAGCCAACGCTTCTTACCCGCCGTGGTGGTGCATGGGTATTTTCTACGCCTCATGGGATTGATGAAGAGAATTTTTTCTGGTCTGTATGCAATGATCCAAAACTTGGATTTACGCAGCATCATGCGCCGACAATTGCAAATCCCTATGTGCCGGCAGAAGAGCTTGAATTAGAGCGCGAGCGGACACACCCGCTTGTTTTTCAACAAGAATATGAGGCGTTATTCACAGATTTCAGTGGCGCCGCATTCTTTTCTCTGGACAAGTTGACGGTAGATGGTGCCGGCGTTCCATATCCTGTGCGTTGTGATGGTGTATTCGCCATTATTGATTCGGCTATGAAGGATGGTAGTGGCAATGATGGCACTGCAGTTGTCTATTGTGCGCTGAATAAGCATGTAGGGCATCCTCTTATTATTCTTGATTGGGATATTGTTCAAATCAATTCTGATTTGCTGACGGCTTGGTTGCCGAATGTCTTCGCGCATCTTGATCATTTGGCCAAAGTTGTAAAAGCGCGTCATGGATCGATCGGGACATTCATTGAAGATAAAGCATCTGGGATCACACTTAATCAATATTGCGCGCGCATTGGACTTCCAGCCGAACCAATAGCTGGAGACATCACAAGCATTGGGAAAGATGGTCGCGCAGTAGCATCTTCTGGCGCAGTACATCGCGGCGATGTGAAATTTTCAGACCATGCTTATAATAAAGTCATGGATTATAAGGGCCAAACCAAAAACCATCTTGTGTCTCAAGTAGTCGGATATCGCATAGGCGATAAAGATGCGCATAGGCGCGCCGATGACTTAGCAGATGGATTCATGTACAGCGTTATCATCGGCCTTAACGGAGCGGATGGATTCTAGGAACTAATAGCTCAATGGCCGAAATAACCACATTAGCAGGATCGCGCATCAGCTCGCAGCTTTGGCAATTGCTGATGGCAGAGGATATGTCGCCAGGCGACGATCCAAGCTATCAACTTTGCAAAATCATTTATAGCCATCATCCGCTCGGTGGAAAGATAGTAGATCAGCCGATCCAGATTGCGATGAGCCAGAAGCGCAAAATATCAGTTCCTGGTAGCCCAGAAGAGCGTGTGCGCGAGGCATTCGAACGTAAGTGGGAAGAGATTGGCGCCGATGCGCATATTGCTAATACTGTGCGCCTTGGTAAGATTTATGGGGCATCTGCGCTGGTGCAAGGTGCAAAAGGCGTCGATACTAAAAAACCGACAGATCCGGCTAAGTTGGCAATTGAAGAGATTTATTTCAATTCTCTTGACCCACTGAATACTGCCGGCTCATTGGTTTTGAATCAAGATCCTAATGCGCCAGATTTTCAGAAGCCGACCGTGATTACTGCAGCGGGCCAGGAATATCACCCCTCGCGCACTGTAGTGTTCTTCAACGAGGCGCCACTGTACATTGAGTACACCAGTTCAGCATATGGCTATGCTGGTCGCTCGGTCTATCAGCGCGCGTTATATCCACTGAAGTCATTCGTGCAGACGATGATTGCTGATGACATGATGGCGCGCAAGGTGGGTGTGATTGTCGCCAAGATGAAGCCGGCCGGATCAATTGCTGATCGCGCCATGGCCGTCTTCCAAGGCATCAAGCGCAACGTGGTGAAAGAGGCAGAGACAAATAACGTGATTAATATCACGCCAGAGGAAGCAATTGAATCGCTAAATCTGCAGAATATGGACGGCGCATTAACTGTTGCACGTAAGAACATTCTTGAAAACATCGCCGCAGCAGTTCCACAACCAGCCAAGATGTTGAATTCAGAATCCTACGCTGAAGGATTTGGCGAAGGAACCGAAGACGCAAAAGAGATCATCCGGTATATCGATAATGAGCGGCTGAAAATGAAGCCGCTTTACGATTACTTTAATCGTATCGTGATGCATCTGGCTTGGACGCCGGAATTCTTCGAGACGATTCAGAATACGGTTGAAGAATACAAAGATGTAAAGTATGAAACAGCGTTCTATGATTGGGCAAATGCCTTTGAAACAGAATGGCCCTCGCTGATTTCTGAGCCAGATTCAGAATTGGTCAAAGTAGACAAGATCAAGTTTGAGGCATTGACCGCCGCGCTTGAAGTATTGTTACCGGCTGCTGATCCGATGAATAAGGCGCGGATCATTGAGTTCTTTGCCAATAATATGAACGAATCGAAGCGCCTATTTCCAAATCCGCTTATTTTGGATTATGAGGTGCTGGCAGAATATGAGCCACCCATACCAGAATCTGAGCCGGCGGAACCTAAGCCGCACAATATCTAATGGGCGAATCATTCTTCGAAGTGGTCACCGCTGCCATTAAAGAATTTACCGAGTTTGGATTTGATAGCGCGGAGCGCTTAGCTTATTGGACTGAGCGCATTCGAAAATCTGCAGCAGATTCAATGGTGCCACAACAAATTCTTGAAGAAACTTTGCAAAAATTATTGCAATCAACATACAAGCGTTTGGTTGATGATGGACAGATTCTAAAAGTACATGTTGGGTTGCCGCGCTTTACGCTTGATCGGCTGAAACCAAAGCTTCGCACTGAATTAGATCGGCGCATGATGGTGTCGCGCAATCTGATCAAGGTCAACCGCGAGCAGATGATTGAGAAGACTGTACAGCGGTTTGCTGGGTGGGCCTCATCCGTTCCTGCGGGTGGTAGCCGAGCAGTTGACACCAAAGATGTCAAAGACAAGATTCGGAAGGCACTTACTTCATTGCCATTCGAAGAACGCCGGGTTCATATAGATCAGACACATAAGTTCGTTTCCGCACTGAATGATATAATTGCAACCGATGGAGGCGCCATTGCAGGCAAATGGCATAGCCAATTCCGCAGACGCGGTTATCATTTCCGCGAAGATCACAAAGAGCGCGATGAAAAGGTTTATGCGATTCGTGGGAATTGGGCGATGGAAAAAGGATTAATGAAAGCTGGTCCTGCTGGATATACCGATGAAATAACAAAACCAGGTCAAGAAATTTTCTGTTCGTGTTCATATGCGTGGGTGTATAACATTCGAGATTTGCCTTCTGATATGCGAACTCGCAAAGGCGATGAGGCACTAGATGAGGCCCGCGCCAAAATTAAATCAATGAGATAAATATGCCATCAGTAAGTGAAGCGCAGCATCGCGCAATGGAAGCCGCTGCGCATGGCAATAGCAAACTTGGAATTCCTGAAAATGTTGGCAAAGAATTTGTAAAGAACGATGCCGAACCTACTAAAGCGGCTGGCGTCCTGATTATCGCCAATGACTCTGTATTGTTTCTCAAGCGCGGCAATGGCGGCGATCACCCGAATGAATGGGCTTTTCCTGGCGGACATGTTGAAGATGGTGAATCTCCAGAACAAGCAGCGCGCCGTGAGTGCCTAGAAGAGTCTGGATATGAGCCGGCTAAATTGCTCGAAATTGGCAAGACCAACGACGGATTGACAGAATTCACTACCTTCTATCATGAATGCCGCCGTTTCGATGTGGCGCTTAGTGATGAGAGTTCGGATTACTTATGGGTGCCGATCGGGCAAATGCCAGAACCGATACATCCTGGTTGTGCTTATATTCTTGAATCGGACGCCTTCAAGTCCATTAAGAAATCGCACATGACAGAAACGGATGTTGCTCAGGCAATTATGCTTGGCACATTGCCATCTCCGCAGTTCTGCAAAAACATGTGGCTTTTTGATATCCGCATTACTGGTACAGGCACGGCATATCGGTCCAAGGATGATGAATACGTATATCGACCGCCAGAGAATTATCTGACGGATGAATTCCTTGCTCGATGCAATGGACTTGCGGTCATTGTTGACCATCCGAAAGCCGCGACATTGGACTCACAGGAGTTCTCTGATCGTGCTATTGGCTCCGTCCTTCTGCCTTATATCAAAGGCGATGAAGTATGGGGCATCGCAAAGATTTACGACAAGACAACCGCAGAGTTGATGATGACAGAGCAACTGTCTACATCTCCCTCCGTCGTCTTTCGCAACCCAGCAGTAGAAAACAGCACCGTCCAGTTGGAAGGTGGTGAAACCCTCCTTATCGAGGGAAAACCAAGCCTGCTCGACCACATCGCGATTTGCGAAGTTGGCGTGTGGGATAAAGGCGGGCCGCCATCAGGCGTTTCCAACAATCAATCTCAGGAACCCCAAATGAACGAAGACGAACTGAAAGCCAAGGCTGACGCCGAAGCCAAAGAAAAGGAAGAAACCGAAGCAAAAGCGAAAGCCGACGCCGAGGAAAAAGCTAAAGCCGATGCTGATGGTGATAAGTTCAATAAACTTATGACCGCAATCGATTCTCTCGCTAAGCGCGTGGATTCTTTCGATAAGAAAGATGAAAAGAAAGCAGATGCGATGCCTAGCGATGAAATGAATGTCACTGATAAAAAGGCAGATGGCGTAGATCCGGATAAAAATCCAGCTGAAGATAAATACAAAGCTGATGCCGAAGAAGAGGCCAAGAAGGAAGAAGAAGAAAAGGCGAAAGCCGATTCCGAAAAATCCACTTTGCTGGCTCGCATTGCAGAGCTTGAAAAGCTGTCAGTTCAACTGGCTGGAGTAATGCCGCGCCCATTGAACGATAGTGATTATGCTCTCATGGCCGATGCCCAAGCCAAGGCTGATGCAGTTTATTCGGCCTTTGGAAAATCTGCTCCACGTGCGCTCAATGGTGAAGACCTGCTGGCGTATCGGAAACGTCTTTGTGCCGGCATGAAATCGCATAGTGATCAATGGAAAAGCATTGATATCAGCAAAGTCGATGCTTCGGTATTCGAAATCGCTGAACCAAAAATCTATGCCGATGCTTTCGAAGCTGCTATTCATCCGACCGCATCGCCTGATGGTGGCTTGCGAGCAGTAACCCGCGATACCGGCACCGGCCACAAAGTCACTACATTCTTTGGCCGCCCGAATTCATGGATGGATGATTTCCGCGCCCCACGCATGCGTGGTGATATCAAAGTTCCGAACAAGACTCATTAACGTTCGTAGTCAAGAGTCCCGTCATCTGGCGGGAATTTTTAATTTCTATATGGGAAAATCATGGCATTGAATACGCCTTTCTACCCGTACGCGACTACGAATGCATCTGGTTCGTTCTCGGTACAAAGCGCTGGTTACGTCCAAGGTGTCTACATGGACGATCCGGCTATTCGTTACGCTCTTTCTATGGGCACTATTTCCGCGAGCGCTACTGGCCCAATCTGGGGCGGCATGGCAATTTCGGAAAGCGTGGCTCCCGCTACTGGCTATGACCGCACACAAGGCGGTACATTGGTTGCGGCAACTTCGATCGCTACCTTGACCGGTTTCTCGGTGTTTAACAACGCCTATTCATGGCCTGGATCGCCACAAAGCCCCGTTCCTACCGCTGGCGCTACTGGCATGACTGTTCCCTTCTTCCGCATGGGCTCGGGTGCACGTATTGCTGTTGCCATGGACCCATCGCTTGTTTCGGTCGATGGCGGTCTGATTACTCAGAACGTGTCATTTGACTTCAACAACCAAGTTCTGCAACCATATGATGCATCGACTGCAACTTATGCAGTGACTTCGGCAACTTCGGCATTTGCAAGTGGCGTCTACACCATCGCAATTGTGATGACCGCAGCTTCGCCTGTTGCTGGTGTTGGTGATTTCATCAATATCAGCGGTGTTACTGGAACCGGCGCTTCGTTGGTCAATGGAAACCAGGTCGTTACTGCATTCACCGACAATCAGCATTTTAGTATTCAGATTACCGCTGCTTCTGGTGCGATTGCTACTGGCGCCCTGACCGGCACTATCGTGCTGAACTACGGCACAGGTATCTTGCCAGTCAAGATCCTTGACGTAAATGCCGGCAACAGCATGACCGTTGCATACAATTCACTCACTGGTGCAGCTACCTGGAATCGCTCCGGTTACGCCGCTCTTATTCAAATCTAAGGATAAAAAATGGCCAATATCGTACCGGCACAAATCCGAGTCAGCCCGCATTATCTGATCCCTGAAATCCTTTTGCCATATCAACAAGCGTCGGGCGCTTTTGATACCATCGCAACCGGTGACCCGCTGGTTCGTTTGGGCGATGGCGATTTGGCCGTCTATATCAAGCGCATGGATGTTCGTACGCAAGTATCGACCGGCCAATTTGTAGCCAACCAGCTCCCAAGCTGCTCCGTGGTCTATAGCGAAATCAGCACGCCGACCTATATGATCCGCGCACGCGCTGAATATGACCATCATGACACCGCTGCTCTGGGTCGTGTTGGAGCATCCACTGTCGAAGCACACCGTTTGGCTATGCGTCAAGGCACATTCCAACAACAGCGCGGTTTGCTGCTGTATGGCGCAAATCCAGGCAATGGCGAAGGTCTGCTGAATACCAATGGCGCGACGGCATTGAATCTGCCGGCCGATCCAAACGGCAACACAACCATCTCGACCTATGACAACGGCGCATTGGCATTCTTCTTCGCTCAGCAAATTGCTGCGATCAAGACTCGCACCATGACTGTCGGTGTTCCAGCTCGCTTTACTGTGTTGACCACTCAACGCATCATGCAGGCTGTCAGCTATTACGGCATCGTGCAATTGACCCAGTTCCAACGCGAAGGCGCTGGCTCCAAGTCGATCCGTGGCTTGGTCGATGATGTAGCTGGTTGGAATGAAGATGAAATCATTTGGACCTGTGATGATACCTTAATTGGTAAAGGTGCTGGCGGTACTGATTTGATCGTTATCTCCATGCCAGAAGTGAAAAAGAACCGCGTGAACCGCGTGAATACCAACGTATTCGCTGAACTCACTCCGGGCCTTGACGCTTGCCTGCTGCAATTGGTTGACCGCGCAGCTCCTACCGAAATCATTGCACCATTGCCAGCCGGCGCTGTTGATGTAGTTTCTGAATTGCGCTCTACTTCTGGTTGGGCAACTCGTCCAGAAGCACTGACGTTGATCTCTGCCGGCTTCTAAGCCGCATTACCGCTTGTCCTACGCCTAGACCCCGGAGTCGAAAGCCTGTTACCTGTGCAGGTTGGCGTAGGCATCTAATTCACAGGGTTATTCACGGGAAAATATTATGTCATTATTTATCGCAAATGTTTCTAAGCAAAACTTTCAATTGCATTTTTGGGTAGAGCGGACTTCGCGCCCTATTGTTGTTGATATTCCTCCTGGTAGCCAAAAAAGTATTTACCAAGAAGGAACTCGCTCCGACCATGAGAACATTGTTGGTCAACATAAAATGTATGGTCTGATTCCAGTATCAGAAATTGATCGCCACAAAGGATTTGTGGGTCAATGCTATCAATTTGATACTCCGGTGCCAATGGAGCGCCTCTTTGAAACAATGAAAAATAATGACGAATCGCTTTATGAGTTGTCTGCCGAGCGGCGCAAAGAAGCTGCAGCATCAGCAGATGATTTGTTGAAGCGCGCGGCACAAGAAACAGATTCTAAGGTATCCGCATTTGCTATAGAGATTGAGGAAATGGAGCAAAAGGGTGTTGATACCCAAGTCCATGAAGTCATCACCATGAATGATGAAGAATCAAATAAAAGTCGTGGTCGCGGCCGTCCTCGCCGCTCCTAAAATAATGGCCGGTTCGCGCCGGCCGATCGGATAGATTATGTGCTGGGTTCCTTGTTTTCCTCCATTGCCAGGCATGGGCGTTCTGGCGCCATGGCAGACGCAGACCAAGCCGAATGTTACCGATCTGACGACATTCCTTCGAACCGTTGTGGGGATACCAACAGCTGCATTGCCTGATAATAGCGGCTATATTCCGTGGGCATTGAGCTATGCGGAAGAAAAGACGCTGATGGTCTTGTATGCAGTTGGTCAGGATTATTATTGCTTTGCAGTCTACTTGCTGGCCACGTCATTCCTGATCAACTGGTGTCCGGATCAAGCGGGCCAAACGTATTTCGCCGATCTGCGTAAAGCATGGAATATTAACGGTTTTGTTGGTGGCGTCATTCAGTCGACTGCAGATGTCACAACATCAGAGTCCATGGATATGCCGGATTTCATAAAAGGTCTCACGATCGGGCAATTGCAATCCCTTAAAGATCCATATGGTCGGCAATGGCTTTCCATGAATGCTGATAATGGCCCAGTGTGGGGTATCTCTTAGGGTAACAAATGGTTTCTAATGGCGGCATGAAAATAGTGCTTGGCGTTATTGATATACCGTACGCCAACAATGCAACAGAGAAGAAAATCCCGCAAGCAAAGCGCGGCAAGAAGAATCAGCCGATTAAGCCAAAAGTAGAAAGTGGCACTCAGACTACCGGCGACGTAGCCCAGTGGCTTGAAAATAAATATGGCATCATGGACACATTCGCTTGGGCACAATTGCCTGATATCGCAAAGGCCATGGAAGAATCTATTGCTGGGTCGTTGGAAACATTAATCATGGGCGGGAAGGCTGGCGAGAATCCTTTCAAATCTGCCGAGTCGGAAATCACCACCATGTTCAAAAAGTTTCTGGAAACTGGTGCGATTGAACATATGGGGATTGAAGGCGTGCCGACACAGGCCGCATTGGATGGTGTAAATCATCGGCTAAAGCATCCAAACTCCAAAGAAAATCCACGGCGCGAGTCGTTCATTGATACTGGGGCATACCAGCAATCATTCAAAGCATGGGTTGAAAAATAATGCCATCGATCGCAGAATCGCTAGGATCACAAAGTCAGCTTGCATCTGGGTTGGCCGATGGCGTCAATACATTATCGCTCAATGAAACTGTAGTTTTTACGCAATACAATAAAAGCACATTTCCCACAGACGGGTATGTGTTCTATGTCGCTACAAGTACTACGGCCACAGTTCAAGGATCGCTGCATTTCACAACCGTACAGCAGCAGAATGAAGATGAAACGATCGACATTGATCAGGTCACTTTCACGGCATTGAGCCAGATTGATGTTTTCAATACCGCCAACCCAAGTTCATTATTTATCGGAACATTCAATGGGATTCGGTTCTCATTCAATGCTCGCGGTTCATTTTATCAGCAAGCCAATCTGTATCACTATGTTGGCAATGCAGTGTATCCGGCGCTTGCATCACAGTTGGTTGCAAATTCTGGGCAGTTACCAGTTGGGCCGATTGTATCGAATAGCCTGCCTATTTGGCTGAGTCAGAATAGTTTTGCACCGGTCTATCCATCATATCTAGTTCCTGCCAACGTAGTGCCTCCATATATCACGGCACACGTTGAACCGGATATGACAGAAGTACCATCTTTCCCAATTTATACATGGCCTGGCGTGACAGAATCTGGTTCGCCGGCGCCATTCCATGATCTTCCAAGTACGCAACTTGCAAAAGATCATGTGCGATTAACACTGTATGGATTCACGAATCAACAAGCAATTCAGTATCTTGTGTCACTGATCGAGTATTCGGTGGATAGCGATAGCTTTGGATTTGCGAATTCGCCCGCAATACAAGATCAAAAGCGAACGCAATCAGAAATGAATATCATCGCCATGAAAAAGACGATTGATATTGATGCTTGGTATTTCCAAGGTGCTGCAGATGCCATTGCGCGCCGCCTCATTCTTTCTGCTGGATTTTCTTCAATTACCAATTCCTAGTCTGGAATTCTCCATACTAGATTCTCAATCCGCTTCGGCGGAATTTATTTTTTCAGGAGCGTGATATGCCCCAAGCACCTTTGAACGCAGCAACTGCAGTTAATCCAGCTGGTAAATTCGTCATGAATGTTGTTGACGCGACCGGCAATGAATATGTCGCATCTGGTAAGACTGGGGTCAATAATATTGTTGGTGGAGCAGCGGCTGTCGTTAAGGGTTCGGCGGGACGGTTAGTACGCATCAGCGTCACCGCAACTATTACTGGCAATCTCACCGTTAATGATGCAGCTACAACTGGCACAGCGGCAGCGGCTAATTTGGTTTATAGCGCAGTTACACCGGCCGCTGGAACAGTAATTTATTTGGATTGGCCTTGTGCAAATGGAATTGTCGTATCTGCGGGTTCCTCAAATACCGGCATTATTTCAGTTAGCTACATTTAAGGATTGATAAGATGACAATTCAATTAACTTGGTCAAATCCAGGATCTGGTGTAGGCGGATATAGAAATTGTATTTTGGGAGATGGTGTATCTACATCTGTAACTATCGATCTTTTTCAACAAATCGCATCTGATGATGAGATTAAAAATAAGAACCCTATTGGTATTTATTTGGTGACCGTTGATCGAGGGATTACTCCATCCGTAGCACTTGTGGGAACACTCGTAACATTGACATGGGCCACAGCGCCAGCCTTGGATATCCCCGTCAATATTGGAATGTATCCAATTTTTAATCCTTAACAATAGGAACCTGCCCACATGGCAACCACAATCACGCCAACAATCGTAAATGTTAATACGACTGTTGTAAGAGCGCCTACCGTTTCACAACTGCAGCAGAGTGGTGCGATTGTGTCTACAGGCGGCACGACTCTTGCGACTGGATCATATCAATATTGCGGAACACTTTCGGCCGTCAGCGCTCTTCTGGCGGCACCATTAACTCTTACTGGATTGGTATGGTCTAGTGGCACCGTGACAGCTACGGCTACTGCCGCGCTCAGTTTGGCAACCGGTCAAATATTTACTACAACCATCGCTGGCGTAACACCCGCTGGGTATAATGGCACATATGTTGCGACTGTTACGGGAGCGAATACATTCACATTCGCGCTGACAGTGAATCCAGGCACTGCAACTGTTCCTGGCACATATTTGCCAAGCAATGCCGGATTCATCAGCAATTCGGCGACTACATTCTTTGCGCAGGGTAATTCTGTCGGTGTATATGTACTGGAACTAGGCTCCCAAACCACGGCGGCATCGGCAATTACCGCATTGCAAACATGGATCACTGCCAATAGCAATCCGCAAGTTTTCTATGCATATTTGTTGCCGTTTGCATGGGACTTTTCGTCTGCCGCCGCATTGAACACAATGACGGCGAATTATGAAAGTCCGAGTGGACAGACGTACTTTTTCATTACAACAACCGTTACAAATCTGCCGACATATGCAGTAAATAAAGCCGTATTCGCTGTTGTGCCAAGTCCAACTCAAGCATCTACTGAACATCAAGCTTCTGCCGCATTTTATCAATGGTTAGTGAATCTGCCAGGTTCAGCAAATAAGCTTGCGCCAATGTCCTACCGGTATCAATTCGGTGTTACTCCTTGGTCGCAAGTAAATAATCAGGCCAGCATCAATACTGTACTGACTAACTATGGCAACCTGATCCTGACTGGTGCCGAGGGCGGCGTTTCTACGGCTACTCTGTTCAAGGGCACAACCATGGATGGAGAGCAGGCTTCGTGGTGGTATGGCATTGATTGGTTCCGCATCCAGGTCAAACAAGCGTTGGCTAATGCTGTAATTAATGGGTCAAATAGCAATCCTCCATTGCTTTATGATCAGGCCGGCATTAATTCTCTATTGGCTGTGGCGCAGAACGTTGGAACTTCGGCGGTGACGTTCGGCTGCGCATTGAGTGTTGTGGTTACAGCGGTGCCATTCAGGACCTATACTGCTGCCAATCCAAGCGACTACAACAATGGGATTTACAATGGGTTTGCGGCGACAGTTGTCGGTCAAAATGGATTTTTGACATTGCAATTCCAGCTGTCAGCTGTTCAGTTTGTCTAATAGGAAACATTAAATGTCCAATCCCTATCTCTCAGCTGGACCACTTAATCGTGTCCGCTGCTCGGTTGTGGTCACGGCGATACCGACGCTGAATATTACCAGTCGTTTCATGGGCAAGAGCTTTGCGCATATTGAATTTGAGGGCGACTTTAACCAACAAATTGAAACTGCTACAGGTGTTGTGAATTCACCTGAGCCGTATGTCATGGCGACGATCACAGTTAGCTTATTGCGCTCGCAAGGACTATCTGCGGCGTGGCTCGCACAAGCGCAAAACACAACCATTCTAGGCGATGTGACAATCTACAGCGATACTTCGGTATGGCCGGCGATTTCGCTTTCCGATGTGGGTATCAAATCTATCTCGCCTGGCGCATTTGATGGTACTGATCCAGTAGTACGGCTTGTCATGCGTGGGTCATACAACATAAATTCCACACTCTGGAATCTGACATAATTTACGATTTGCTGCGGATAGGGACGCGACCCGAAAAGCTGGCACCTTACCGGCCTGCCGCAGCTCCATATTAAGGATCAACAAAGGATTGATATGCGGATAAATGAACAGAGAAATTTGGTATTGCCGATTGTTGTAGAAAAGATTGAAAGCAAATTTGACGGCAAGGACGTACCCGAAGATATCATTCGCGTTTATGCGTATCATACGCCAGTTTCGAGAGAGGTTTTTGAGGCAAATTATCGGATTCTTGCGGCTACAAAATCGGCTTTGGCAGCAAAAGGATCACACTATTTGATGTCGTCGGGGCCGCGTATCGCGGCATTAACCTTGAAGGATGAGGGGAAAAAGGATGCTGCCGCCCGAGGATCGTTTGACAAAGATGGCAATATTGTAGACGAAGAAACCGCATCATTCATTGCTGAAATCAAGCGCCTAACAATGGTCCTATGTGCTTGTCCCAATGGTTGGGAAACTCTGCCAATTGATACGGCAATCTCATCCGGTAAAATTGATTCCGAAGACTGGGAGGAAGCGCTGTCAAGCGTAGTTTTTTTTACTTGTCACTCTGCGATGGCGCGCAAAGCCGATCGCGAGATAACATCGAGGGCAACAGCTTCTCTTCTGGGTGCATCGATTACATCCTCAAGCATTACGGAATTTCGAGATTCTTTGCTGAACTCGACACAGGCCGAACCTACGAAAATAATACATTCCTCGATTCCATCTTAAATTACATGAGTGGCGAGGGATTCGTAAAGACATTCGAGCAATATGAAACCCCTTATCGATCGGCGCTAGAGTACCGAAATAGATATTTATTGGAAGCACTTAAGAGGCAATCATAAACAACTACTATAAATATGAAATTCTTGATGTAAAATAACAAAGGCTAGATCGTGTTGATGCGCGATCTAGCCTTTTAGCCAAACAACCTATTGCCGAGGTCGAAATGGATATTCAAGATATTAACACATCAAATATTGAACGCAAGCGCGCTATGGGTTTGGGAAAGTTCTATACATATATCCATAGTACAGGAGATAAAGCTGGGCAATCAAATAGAATTTTCTATGTTGGTAAAGGCAAGAAAAATCGCGCATGGATTTTTATAAAGCGCAATAAACATTGGCATAATATTGCCGATAAAAATGGTATCAATGTCACTATATGTGCTTACTGGGATAGCGAACAAGAAGCACATGAGCATGAAAAATTTCTTATTTTGTGTTTTCGTGATATGGGCATTCGTCTCGCCAATATGACGGATGGCGGCGAGGGAATGTCTGGATATAGTCCAACTCCAGAAACGCGCCGCAAGATAAGCGAGGCTGGGAAAAATATACTTTCACAATCAGAAAATAGAATCAATATTCTAGCTAGAATTCAAAAAATTCATGGCGATGAGTTGATACAAAGCCGCCGCAAAAAATCTATACAATTGGCATGGCTGTCTTCAGATTTAAGAAATCATCAATCTGCAGTCGCGCAAGATAGATGGTCAGATTCTGAGTTTAAGCGCACAACGACTCTTAAAATGATTGCGGCACAAGCGCGGCCAGAGGTTAAAGAAAGAGTGATGGCATCCAAAAAAAGGGGGATGCAAAATCATCAATCTAGATCTGTGTTATGTATCAATACAGGAATTTTTTTTGAAATTACTGGAGATGCGGTTCAATGGCTAAAATTAATGGGCCATGAAAAAGCGACTGAAGCAAGCATTTGTGTGGTTTGCCAAGGAAAACGAAAAACATGCTATGGATATAGTTGGAGATATGCATGACAGCCAAGGCAATTGTTCAAATCGATGTAGACGATTCCAAATTTAGGGAATTTAACGACCTATTCCTGAAATACCAAAAACGACTTGGTGAAATGCCGGATGATTGGAAGAAAGTCGTCGATGTCATTGGTGAGGGAGGCGCCGAAATGGGCGACTTTGCCAAATCATCTAAGTTGTCTAAAGAATTCCTGATGATTGCGGCCATCCAAGCCAATGCTATATCTCAGGGAATGGCGCGCGCAACTGGAGTGCAGGACAAATTTAATACAAAAGTCAAAGACGGCGCGATTCAAATGGGGCGCATGGCTAAATTTTCGAAAGAGATGCACAAAGACATTTCGAAAATGAGCAGTATTTATTTGAAGTTGGGTGCATTGGGCGCGGCTGCTATGGCAATGCCAATGGCTGTATTTGGCGCAACAAATAAATTGGCCGGACAAAATCTGCAGGCGCGTGGCCTTGGATTGAAGATTGGTCAGACACAAGCCTTTGATGCTAATTTCGAAAAGCTCGGGCTTGGTACTTCGGATTTATCTAATGTCGCCAATGCTCAATCCGATGTCAGCAAATGGCGCGCATTTACTGCGGCAGGATTGACACCAGAACAGATCCAGAATGAAGATGCAGAACAGCTGACTGTTGATTTCGCGCGCAAGGCAAGTGAGAAATATAGAGGATGGCAGAAGAATGGTATGCCGGCCGCATCAATGGCGCAGGCATATGGTTTTACCGACATCCTCTCATTGCAACAATTGCGCACGGGCGCAAGTTATAGCGATGCTGATTGGCAGAGGGCGCAAGCTAAGGAAATAGCAGACGCCAAGAAGAATGCGATCGATCAAGGTACTGCCGATACCGCATCAGATGTAAAAGCTTCTCTCAAATCAAATTGGGCAGAAGTCATGAACACGTTCAATAGCGAACTTGGTAAAGCTGCTCCAGAATTGAAAATATTGGGAGATGCGGCAGCTGGCTTGGCAATTACTTTTGTAAAGATGATTGGGCCACAGGCTAAAGAAATATTGCATGCGCTAGAGGGAAATCCAATATCCAGAGAAGATGCGGCGAAATCCGATACGGTTGCTGGCGCGCTGGCGCGCATGGGATATGATATCCGAGATTTAGCTTCAGGAGTGGCTAATACTCATATGCTGCCGCAGCCAACACATGATGTTGGCGGGAAGATTACTATGCCAGGATCTGCAGCACCTAGCGGATCAATGAAATCTATGCTGCTGTCGCAATATCAAATTGAATCTGGCAGGGGAAAGCACCTACTATCGCCTAAAGGCGCGCGAGGACCAATGCAATTCATGCCCGACACATGGAAACAATGGGGGCATGGAGATGTCAACAATCTTCAAGATTCTATGAATACCGCTGCGAAATACGATGCTTTTTTGTTAAAACGATACGGTGGAGATAATCGTAAAGAATTGGCCGCATATAATTGGGGCATGGGTAATCTTGACAAAGATATTTCCAAACATGGCGATAAGTGGGAGCAATTTGCTCCAAAAGAAACTCAAAATTACATTAGTAAAATCATGTCGCTTATGGCGAAACAAGGAAGTGGCGTGAATATCAATATAACCAATTCGACTACTGCCAATGTAGCTACGTCGATGAACGCGGCGCCGCATTAATATGTCTTCATTCGTTGGAGATGCTACTCGCAGTAGTTATGATTTGGCTTTCCAAGTTTCGCCAATCATTCTTGTTGGGGGAATTGCTGCGAATGCGCAAGGCGGGATGCTGCCTATTATTGCTTTGGGTGGTCAGGCATTATCTGCTGTGCAGGGCGCGTTATCGAGCGGGATTAATTTAGACGCATTCTTTGCGCGTTATGTGCCAATTCCTGGCGCCACGCTGATTAATCAAACGGTGGCTATGTATCCATTCGCCAACCAAGCAACCG